TGTCCGCCAGCCAAAGTTCCACCGCTGGTGTTTATCTGAGCGTTCAGCCCCATGAGCGGAATGCCCGCGGCGCTCGCTTCAGGCTTGGCAGGGACGGCGAAGGAAACCGTCAGATTCTCTGTGACGCTGCCATCCGTGCTTGTCGTTGAGGATTCGGTAATTCCGAACTGCTCCACTCCGTTGTCATCGAGCACGCTGCCCACCAACGGCCTCGGCAGTCCCATGTCGAAAGTCGTTTGACGCCCCGGCCCGGCCGCATCCGTGTTGACAATTGTGTACCAACTGTCGTCATGGATCTGCGCGCTGATCACAGCTGTGATGAAATTTACTCCCGGCGACAGCTTTGTAATCCGAAACGGCTGCCGGCTGAAGCCTTCCCTCTCGTAAGTCAGCGTAATAATGTCGCCCGGCTTCAGTCCGACGCCCTTGACGCTGGTTTCGAACTGGACATATGTGTTACCGTTCACCGATTTGTATAGCTGAAGGGCCGCCGCCCGGTTCGCTTGATCGAAATTCGGCAGCCCAAGCGCCGTCAACGAAGTCGTAACATCCTGTCCTGTAACTAGAAAGTCATCAATGTCCATCAAAGAAAGGCTGTCTTGTTGGTAATCATTGAATTCGTCTTGAAATTCAACCGTATAGTGGTTCGGACTGTTGGCTATGCTTTGCGCAGTCACGGTAAGTGAAGAAGCTCCGTTTGAGCTGCGCACGATGCCTGAAAACGAATTGTCGCCAAATTCATAGGCTGGCCATCCGCCGTTCAATGCTTCCGTGCTGTTGCTACTCCCGAGCTGGGTTGGCTGCTGGTTCGCCAATGTATCTTCCGGATTGAGCTGGATCAGCCCGTTCGGATCGAAAGTGAGATACATGGCCGATGCGTTCCGGATGCCCCGAACTACGTCTCCCGCGCTCCGTCTATTCGTCAGCAAAAGATTGCATTGATAACGAGGAATAGTGGTGCTGTTTCCGTTCACGTCCACCGTGGGGACCAGCGCATTGCATCTCTGTGCCACGGCCGCAAAACTTCCGAGGTCCAGCTGTGCCGCGTTCCAACCACTGCGAAACAGTGCGTCCAGCATCACCCACGCCGGATTGTTCCCGAAAACATTGCTCAGATAGTTGCCACCTGAATCATACTGGGCCAATTGAAGGCCCTGAATCAGAACATCCACTTCGGGGAACGACGTTCCGTTGGAAATCGAGTTGGGTACCACCAGCGCCATAAACGCCATACTTCCGTAAGGATCGCCCAACGGCTGTGCAGCGGAATTGCTAAAGTCCGGATTGAAGCTTCCGTTCCTGGTGCCATAACTAATGACGTTGTACCAACCCGTCGCCGTCATATTGGTCCCATTCACCCCTACCGGAATCTGGATGTTATTCACGATGACCGCCAGGACACTCGTAATCTTTCCCATTCCGAGTAACACCTCGAAATGCGTAAGATTCCCATCGTTTCTGGCAAGTACAATCGGCGGCTGATACCAGCCTGTTCCTTAAATGAGTGGGACGAAATCGTTATAAAGCGCCTGATTGGGGAGCGGCGTGGATAATTGCGATGTTTTCGAGCCATAAGTACGAACGATAATTGAGTGTGGCACGAATTCAATACCGCCGAATCTCGCCGTCACATTGCTCCGACTGTCAGTGGAAAACATTCCTCTCTGTTGGCATTGCGTGCGCGAATAGTCGCAAGTTGTATAGGGCACGCCCGCATTCATGTTTCCCACACCGCCCGTTTGATCGGGTGAGTATCCACATCGATAGAATGGCGAAAAGGCTCCCTGCGTTCCGCCACTCACCGCCTCCTGACGCTGCGCCGCGGTGGCGGGAAAGTTCCATGGACACAGCTTCTGAATCCGGACCTCGGGCAAAAATACGCGCTGTAAGTTCAGTGTATTAGTGAAACTGAGACGCAAGGTCGATTCGGTGGATTGATCCGGCGGATTAGCGATTCCGTGGAACACCACTTGGCTATCCGACGCCACCACCTGATTCGTCAGATCGAAGAACAGGAAAGTGACCGCAAGGCTTGAGCCCTTCCATCCAATGTTGAGTTCAATGGGGGAAAGGAACGAGTCCGCGTTGGCCAGTGTGATGGAAACCGTCGACACCCCATCCGTTGCGTTCTCGGGACTGGAATTGAGATCGAAGATATTGTGCTTAAGCACTCGGCTCAAATACCGGTTGCCGTTCGCTGTGATGTTGTGGGTGCTCCAGTGCTGAACTTCGCCATTCGGGAGCGTGCAATCAAACAGAAACAGCGGGGTGCCCGGAACCTGCTGCTCTTTCAGAACGTTGATCAGTGTCATTTACGCTGGGCTCTTTTGTTCTGTTCAATCCAGGCTGCTGATCAAATCCACTTCACCGGAGTTTTGATTGGGCGCGGTGGCCGTGAAAGATAGCAGGTCGGACGAAAACCGCGTGCTCGGGTAGACACCGCCCAAGTCGATGGTCTTCTTGTACAGCCCCGCCTCCGGCTGTGCTTCCACCTGGGCGCCGAACGCATACACTTGCGTGCCTGCCGGCACTTGTATTCCGAACCCCACCCCGTCCTGTTGGACGGAAAGGCTGCCCGATGTCAGCACTCGTGTCCATTGAGCGCCCGTGTTTACGGGAGTCAGGGAAGTCTGTCCGGTGGCAGCTACCACCAACTGTATTGTGGCCGGAACATTGCTCATGACATACACGCTGTAGCAGTAGACATAAGAGCTCGGGCCACTTGTGTTCTGAACAATCTGTTGCGTCGTTTGCGCGGTGTTAGTGAGCCGCATCGCATCATCGCCGCCGGTTGGATCCGCCATTCCGCCTGTCACCTGCAACAGCGGATCGGCCGTCCAGACGGTCTCGGTCCAATCTTCGCTCCACATCAATAGATTGTCGGTGGGATCTAAAAAGGTGAACGTGTTGAGCTGCCCCTCGGAAGCTTCGAAGAGATTTTCGACGGCGGTCCGCTCGTTGTCGGTGAGACTTGAATATTTGAGCCGCCACTGAACCTTCTGGAAGCCTGTGTCGGCCATTTGGATCGTGAAGCCGCTCGGAAGTTGATTGGAAACTGTTCGCATGTTGGTCGTGCGCGTTACGGGAAACTGCGACACGGCCCCGGTTGTGAGCTGCGGATAGTAAAGCATCTCAGGTGCCGTTCTCCATCACCGTTAGCAACGTCTCTCCATTCCATTCGCCTGCTAACATTGCGGTCATGGCGTCGCTCCCCAAACTGCAGCTTGCGTAGTTCGTCCCATCCCAGGGATCGGTAAAGCTGAAGTTCTGAGCCCGTCCCTCCATGGCGCGAAAGAATTCTTGAAATTCCTGCAGCTCGGCTTGATCCAGCAGGCTGAGCTGGACCACCCAGCGATGCAGCGGCGCCTGGTAACTACGGAAACGCTGCTCAGACCCGTCGATGAAATCCAATGCTGTTGTCGAAAACGCAACGCCGCGTTGCGCCGGGTACTGCATCACTGCCCCGGTCTTTAGTTTCGGAAACGCACTCATATCTACAGGCTCGAAATTACGTCGTTCAAAGAATTGGAGTTCAAAAGTGCCTGTTTCACCGCCATCGCAATGTCATCGCTGTGATCCAGGAAAGATTGACTGTCCATCGCGTTCACTTGGATAGTCACTTGAGGTGAAGCGCTCGCCGCCGACGAGCGCGGCTGTCCTGTGTCTCCGTAACTAACCGGCGTCACCTGCCCAGGCGCGCCCGGCGACAACCCCGCCTGTGATTGCACGGGCGCAGGAAGCACAAACGGAGCTGGTGCCGCAGGCGTCTGCCCGCTTCCGCCGAACAGGCTCAAGAGTCCGCCCAGCAACGGCGACAGGCTGCTCAGTCCTCCACCCAGGAAGCTCGATGCAGCGCTCTCAACTGTGCCCGCAACAGACGACCCGCTGCTCCCTTTCGCGGACGTGTTCTGCGTGATCGCGGTTGTATTGTCCTCCAGTGCGCTGACCTGCGATTGTTGGATCGAGGTGAGACTGGTGATTTGCTCCGTCAGCGAAGTCAACTGTTCTGTAACGTCCGAATTGCTGCTCTGCATCACGCCCCCTGCGATCGAACTGCTCCCCCCGCCCCCAGCGCTGCCTGTCGAAGAGACAAGTTGTCCGAGTAAGTCACTTCGCGACGCGCCCCCAACGCTACCCGCCGGCAGAAGTTGTTCCCACTTACTTTTGGCCATCGTTGATTTCCGCCCTCAGTTCGTTCTCCAAGATAAAGATCGCCTCCACCAGGCGTGCCGCCAACTCGTAAACGTTTCCCGCGCCCACCAGCTTCCAGGCGTGAAACTCCTCCAGCAGCGCGAGACTCTCAGACGTGATGTAGGATGTTGGGCAGGTGGCTAACGCCGTCCGTCCCCTCGCCCACACGATCGGAACACTCGAAGCATCGTGATTACCCAGCCATCCACATCTCCGTTTCCTCTCCAGACCGCTCTTTCTGCAGGCGTCGCATCTCCATCCGGCCTTGTTTCCAAATTGAAAATGGAATGCGACAATCAGTTTTTTGTTTCGGCCTCGCTCAACCCGCACTGTTCTTTGATCGCGCTCACTATCTCCCGAACCAGGTCTTCCGGACCCTTTTCCAACAAACGCACTGCAGTGGCAGGTTCGTCATCGATGATAAATCCCTCGATACTCGCCAAGCCCCACTGTAGGTACATCGCATCAATCTCTTGTGCCAGAATGCCGGCTTCAATCTTCTCGTTCAGCTCCGTGCCGGCCGCTAGGAACTCCGCCCTTCGGCTCAGCTCGCGAACTCGCCGGCTCAGATCCAGGCGCCGCCCGAATGAGATCCGGTGGATCGCGAACCTTACACCCATCGTCGACTTCGAATCGATCGAAACTACGCTCTCGTACTGCAAGGCGCCACCTTTCGCCACTGCTCCTGCAGCTCCTCTAACGTCGCCGTCTTCTCTACGCAAACGCGACATAAATTTCATCATTCACGCTTCCTTGCGCCCGGCAGCTTTGAAATTGCCA